AGGGCTGTGGTACCTTTGTTAGCGGTCTTTACGCTCACGGTGAAGGTCAAGGTTCAACAGCTACCGGTACTGGATCGCACGCTGAAGGTATTACAACATGCGCGTGCGGAACTGGTAGCCATTCAGCTGGTTATTCAACTCTAGCACAAGGTAATTATTCGTACGCTAGCGGGTCATTTAATTTTGCGTGTGGTATAGGATCACATGTCAGTGGTTCGACTAGCTCCGGCGTATATGGTAATTACGCATCTATTTTAGCGGGTCAAGGTCATACTAATTCTGGTCAATACTCTAGTATTATAGCTGGAGATACTAATACTATTTGCCCTACTGCAATAGGTTCTTCTATCTTAGCAGGTACTTCAGTAACAGCTCTATCAGCAGCTACAGCCTATACACCATGCTTGGTTCTTACAAATGTTCCTACCACCTCGGCTGGGAAGGGATCTGGAACAATTTGGAGATGTACAACCAATAATATACTCTATATTGTGCCTTAATACTTGATTACTAGCAAAATTAACCTATCTATATTGATGAGTGATTTTGCTATTTTTCATATTGAAGGTGGTATTGGTAAGCATGTAGCAGCAACAGCTGTAGTAGAATGTTATAAAAAAAACCACCCTGATACGCAAATCATTGTTGTTTGTGCATGGCCTGAGGTTTTTTTACTAAGTCCGTTTATTCATAGAGTCTATAGAATAGGTTCTGCTCCTTACTTTTATCAAGACTATATCTATAATAAAAAGGTAAAAGTATTTGCACAAGAGCCGTATAAACAAACATCTCATTTAACTAAACAAAAACACCTTATTGAAACATGGTGTGATATGATTGGAGTAGAATACGGTAACGAAAGACCAAGAGTGTTTTTTAATTTTAGAGAGAAAGAGGTAGGGTGTAAGTTGTTTGCGAAACTAGACAAACCTCTCCTCCTGTTTCAACCTTTTGGTGGGCCAGGTAAGGAACATCAACAACACCCATACTCTTGGACTAGAGACATTCATCCAGAAATTGCTCAACAATTGGTTAATAAACTATCTACTAAATATGATATTATCCATATCTGCTACGAGTTTCACCCTACGCTTCAAAATTGTACTAGGTTTGATCAGATAGTTTCAAAGAAAGTACTATTTAACCTACTAGGTATTTCAGATGCACGCTTACTTATTGATTCGTCTCTACAACATGCTGCAGCTGCAATGAATCTACCTTCTACAGTGGTTTGGGTAGCTACAGAGTCAAAATTATTTGGTTACAGTATTCATAAAAACGTAGAGCCTGAGACTAAACATTTGCAAGGTACTATCGACTCCTACTTGTTTGATTATAATTTTACAGGTACTATTCATGAATGTCCTTACAGTAGTCCTAATGAAATATTTAACATTGATAAAATTCTAAGTACATTATGAAGAAGCTATTTTTTAATTCTTCCCTACCAAGAGCTGGTTCTACTCTACTACAAAATATCTTTGCTCAAAATCCTCAGTTTTACTGTACACCCACTTCAGGTACACTGGAGTTAATCTACGGTGCTAGAGCTAACTATAGTACCGATCCTACTTTTAAAGCTCAAGATCCTGTATTAATGGAGAAGGGATTCAGACAGTTTTGCTTTGATGGCTTACATGGATTCTATAATGCTATTACTGATAAACCTTATGTATTAGAGAAATCTAGAGGTTGGGGAATTCACTATAAATTATTAGAATTTGTATTACAAGAGTCTCCTAAGGTAGTGTGCATGGTGAGAGACATAAAGCAGATTATATCTTCTATTGAATTAAAATTTAGAGAAAATCCTCAGCTTGACTCAGGTATAGTAAACCACGGGCAGTTAAAAAATACTACTACCCCTAAACGAGTTGATCACTATTTACAAACACCGCCTTTAGGAATTGCTATAGAAAGGATATCAGAAATTTTTAGACAAGGATTAAATGATAAAATATTTTTTATAAAATACGAGGATCTATGTAGTACGCCTGATAAAGTTATAAAAAATATCTACAACTATTTAAATGTACCTCCTTTTCTTTATCATAATTATAATTACATTGAGCAATCTACCCAGGAAGATGATAGTGTTTATGGCGTGATTGGTGATCATAAAATTAAACCTGTACTTAAACTTACTGATAATACCCCTGAAAAAGTTTTAGGTAAAGATGTTTGTAATTGGATAGATAATCATTTTAGATGGTATAATGAAATCTTTGGATATTAATAATTTTTTTGATAGAGTCTATTACATTAACATGTGGAAGGATTATGATAGAAATCTCCACATATTAGATCAATTTAAAAAATTCAATATTACTAATTATGAGAAAGTAGAAGGAGTAGAGGTAAAGGATATACCTAATATCTCACTTTACAGAAATTTCATTAAAAGAGATGAGTGTTACATTCAAGGAGCATTAGGATGTAGAGCAGCACATCTCAATATTATTAAAGATGCTATAGCTAAAGGTTATGAGAAAATATGCATATTTGAAGATGATGTAGAGTTCAGGGTAGATCCTAATATATTAATCCATCATAACTTTCTTAGTATAGAGAATTTTGATTTACTTTACTTTGGTGGCTTACAGGAACAGGTTTTTAATAATCAAATAGTTCAGACTCATGCTATGGGTATTAATAGTAGAATATTTCAAGATATTCTCTATATGGCTGAAGCTTCAGGTATGGAGATAGATAATTTTTATGCCAAAATTATTCAACAGATGAGTAAGAATAATAGAATTGGTGGTAAGTGTTTAGTTAAGAAAGTGGAACCTTTTAACTCAGTGATTCAATCTCCTAAATTTAATTCCAATATCAGAAAAGAACAGCACTAACTATAAATAATGATATGAGCCTATTAAACTTTGATCAACTCACACCACCAACAAAAGAACAGCAGTTAGCTAGCTTAGCTGCGCGTATTAAGGAAATGTCTAAGCAAACTTTTAGACAGTTAGTAGACACCCAAAAGAGAGGTATTGAAATGGTCTGGGAAAATAGAAATTTTACACCTCAGGAAGTAATTGATGCTTTAGGTGCTGATGCGGTTAAGGTATTCCAATATCACGGAGCTCTCACTACATTTATAAATGAATTGATTGCACTTGATGGTGCTAATGTAGATGTCAAATTACCAACCAATGAGTTTACAGTAAGTAATGGTAAGATCACTGTTGGTACTGGTCCATACACTGGTAGCTAAGTTAACTACTAGTAAAAAGCTGATCTCAATAACAGAGAGAGTCCTAGGACTCTCTCGCTCTGTTTTAATAAATAATAGTATGGCTGATACCAAGATCTCACAACTACCAGTTGCCAATACGGTAGCACAATCAGAGTATATTATAATAGACGATGGAGTAGTAACTAGAATCACCCCTGTAATAAATCTATCTTCTCTGTTTACCCCTAATACAATTTTTAATAATTTAAGTACATCTAACTGGAACAGTACATATACAACGGTTAAGGCAAACAGTGGTTATTGGAACTCCGTATATTCTTCGTTTATAACTTTAAGTGCTCAATTAATAACAGATGTTACAACTCTTAGTACAGAACTTACTACAGATGTACTAGAGATAAGCTCATTTGTAAATGATAAATTCAACAAAGTAACTCTAGGTACTGCATCAACCAATATAGTATTAACCGGTGCTGATAGTGGTAAGCTTATAACCTATTCCAACACTTCTAACATAACAGCATACATAACGCCTGGTATTAATACTACAGGTTATACTGCATCATTAGCTCAGCTCTCTTCTGGTACTATAAAAATAGCAGTAAGCGGAACATATACCACGGGAAATCTTATAACCTACGGCGGGTTAGTAGAAACAGCGGGTGTCGGAGCAACTGCAAATATAACAAGAGTAGCAGATAATACATTCTTACTTACAGGTCTATTACAATGATACCAGCACTTACTATAGTACCGAAGAGAGATATTAACGGGCCTGGATCACGTGATTATTCTTCACGTGATACAATCTATGTATCTCCTACAGGTAAAGATGGGTATCTCGGATATACACCTGAACTACCTACCAAGACTTTAGATAATGTAAAAGAAATTACTCAAAAATTAAAAACCGGGCCATCAAAAGATCTAAAGGTGGAGTTTTTAGGTGGTAAGTATACTGCTAGAGACTTCTTCTTTAAGAATGATAAATTTACCTACTTTAAGCATTATGAAAATGGTAATAATAACTATTCATTGACATTTAAACCATATAGTAATCAGTATGTTGAATTTGATAATTCAACTTCTTACACAGGCTTTGTAAGTGCGGGTAGTTTATGGAAGATTAAAATAAACGAAAGTGATATTCGTAAGTGTAACATGTTTGGATTTGTAAATGGTATTAGATCAGTACCTGCTAGATTTCCTAAATATGGAAACTTATCTGAATATACAAAAGTAACATACGGAGGTCAGCAATATATTAAAATACCAGATTCCTCAGGATTTCTAAAGTGCATGCAGTCGTATTTAACTGCAGGAAATAATCCAAATTCGTTAGGAGGATTTTATACTCTTGGATTCGAGTATTTTGGAAATACCTATTTACAAACTATTACAGCTAATCCCCCAGGCTCTACTTTTGAAGAAAATGTATTTTATATAAAACCTTCTGTATCTAATTTAAGCTACTCTTATCAATTCTTTGCTAATCAATCATCTATATATCAGCCTCGGTACTCTCCTTATGAATACTATTCTTTTAATACAGATATAAGGTATTACCAGCTTACTGCAGCTCCTGATTTTATCATAAATTACCTTGGATATGCTACTGTTCAGGATTATGTTAATGATATAGAAACTCTTGGAATAGTTAATGATATATATAATTATGAAAATACTACACCTGACGGTGGCACTATATATTATTTTAATAATACACCTCTACAAACAACAATTGATCTAAATCCACCTGGTACTAATTGGTTTACATCAATAGCTGAAGGTAATGTTATACTATTAGATCCTTATCTATATAAACCATCAAATTTAGATCCATATATAGTTTGTACTGTAAAGGGAGAAAATACTATTATATTAGAAAATAATGAATATTGGTTTTATTATAAACCTAGTACATTCGATGTAACTGTAGGTATACAGAATTCTATACTAGAAACTTATGACGCTGGTAATACTTCACAATGGTTAAATTCAGGATCAACGAGAACGAGTAATAGTCCTACAAACGGCGCCTTTAAATACGGTCTAAAAACTGCAGACGGATATTCTTATACAGAAGGAGATAATTTTGAAGGTGCAAATAGTGTAGGGTTTAATTTTACATCGCCTCAAAACATTAAGTTATTAAATCTTAACTTTAAGCATTGCTTAGTACCAATTACTCTTAATACACCTAGTAGCGCGTATAGTACTGGCGCAGCATCTATAGATAATTTTATAAGTGAGTTTACGGGTAATATATCTATTACTGGTTGTAACATGTATTATAACTTTGGTTCAGCGTTAGTAGCTAGAAATCTTAAAAATACATCCATTAGTAAGAATTTAATTTATAGTGCGGAAAATAATGGCTTATCGCTCATGTGCGGTAGAGATATTGTTATTGAAAATAATATCGTAAAAAATACACAACATGTAAATACCACATTTAATGGAGAAAATGGGATAGGCCTAGGTAACATTCGCGTAAGCGGTGAGTACTTTAATAATACTCATGATTCTCGTACCTTAACAGGTGCTAAGGTATCTAATAACGACCTTAGTTACGGAGGAAACAATCTATGTATGGGTGCGATGAGAAGTGTTTCTGCATTCAATAACAGAATTAGATATGCTGGATTCGGTGCTAATAATGATATGGGAGCTATGTACGATGGCTTCTCCTATGTAGGTGGAGAAGAAACTAGAAACAAATACTATAACAACTTTGTAAGTTATGCGCGCGCAGCAACTAATAATAGCTTTTTAGGAAACCTTGTATACCTTGATGGTAATACAAATGGACCGTATTTTTATAATAATATATTAGCCTTCGGTCAAACTGGCATACAGCATACTAGTACAGATTCTCCATATATTTCTAATAATATTATCTACAATACTCGTGTTGATAGCATTGTAAATAAATCTAATTTTGGTAATTTACCTTCTAACGTTAAATTTACTAAAAATATTTTTGTACCAGGTCTAGGGTATGATAACAATATATCATATGCATTTTACGGTTGGAACGGTAATAGCGTAAATTCTAGAACAATATCTACTCAGCCTTATAACTGTGATTATGCATATGGTAGTTCTTCTGTTAGAAGCCTAGTTCCCATATCGCCTTGGAAAGGCAAAATTAGGTATTCAGCAATAGATGGAGGTGGAGTATACACTATTTCTATTGATGCTCCAATGGTATTATTCGATGGTAGTAATTGGATAGTTGGTAACTATGCTCCAAATAATGTAGGACCTTCTTTTATTGATGGTGTATACTTAACATTATCTTCTTCAGGTACAGGTAGCTATGAAAATCCGTGGGATGTACCGGTAGAAAAGTGGGTATATGTAAGAGGTGGAAACTTTTATAATAATTTTATAGGTATAACTAGAAGTACAACAAGAAGAAGCAATACAGCTTCCCCAGCACTATCATCAGATAACAATCTTTTCTGGTCTCTAGCATCACCAGTAGCAAATCCTGAAATTACTAATACATTTTTTAAATACAGTCATTTTAATGGAACCTCTTTTAAAGAGATATCTTCAATAGCTGCTATTCCAGATCCAATAAAAATAAACGATAATTCCGTACCTAGTGTATTTGGAGATGTTCAAATATTAGAGAAAAATTCAAAACTATCAGACCCTCTATTTACAGACCCTGTTAATTTAGACTTTACTCTTCTACCTGGTTCACCAGCTTACGATATAGGGTTCCAAGATATTGATATGAGTAATCTAGGTGTATACAATACATCGGATGATCCTTACTGGACATTATCAGCTGCTAATCTTATAGGTCAGCCAGTTATCAACGGCAATAAATACTGGGCAGATTATACGACTATACCTTACCCATACAATCACCTAGTTGAATACAATGCTCCACAGGTGAATTAATAATAACCACCGTAAATATCGGTATTATTTACATCCATATCAAGTACTTGATCCTTAGAGTCTTGATCAACATTACCAGGGTATGATTTCGATTCCGATGGGAAAGTAATATCTGGTATATTGGATGATAGTTTGCCAGAGAAAGAGTTCTCGAACACTTGCTGATTCTGCGGCTCTTGCGGTGCTCCTGGCTCGTAAGAATATTCGTAACGCTTAGCTCTCAATCTATATACATAGTGTCCAAGCATAGGGTTAAGCGCTGCTACATCTTGATCTGTTCTTTCTGTAATTTCAAAAATCTTAGCTCCTCTGCCATTAGGTCTATCACATCCTAGCGGTGATACTTGAATTAGATCTCCGGATTTAGGTTCTATTGCTTGACCATTACTAATATATGTATTCTTAAAAATGTAATCTCCTCCCTCGAGATACGGAATATCACCACTCGATAGAAGTTCATCATAAGTTAAAAAGTCTCCAGATTCCGTTCTTAAGAAGAAATCAGTACCTGAAATTGCTGCAGCAAAAGTACCAATATGGACAAATCCAGTAAGCTCGTCATCTGATGCAAAACCAAATTTACTTAGGTTGATCGCATTTTCATTAAGTTCTATATACATCATTAAACTTAGCGGTCCACGGAACACAGAAGTTGGATGCTCACCATAAAAATTATCAGCAGAAGAAAGGTTGTAAGTGTGAATATAATAGTTAACAGGTATACCAAACCCGTTAATAAGATCTTTAAATGCAGTATCATAAATTAACTGTTCTGCTTGAAATTGATCAGGGTTAAAGAATTGACTACACGGTGTTGATGCAACACTTGCAAACACTCCTTCTATAGAACAGTTTCTATTAGTATTACACGCCATTTTCTCGTCTACTTAATTTACCTTGTAATCTACCATTTTTTTCCAAAGTAATTTTTACCTGTACCTTTGAATTACCTAATACCTTTACTCCAGGCTCAGGTCTTATATCATATTTTTTTAATAGTAACATTAATCTATTATAAGGTACAATAACATTATTAACTCTCCCTAAAGCTACATCCTTAACTAATGAATCTTTGTAATCTTCTTCTTTCTTAAGAGTAGTAGCAGTTTTAGTCTTACCTGTAATTACTCGATTGGGATTCTTCCTATTAGGTTCAACCCTTAAAATAGGATTACCTTTGAAGTACTCTAAAAAGAAGCTTTTAAAAGAAGTCATTATTATTATTTATGAAAAAAGCCTGATAGATTGCTCTATCAGGCTTATTCATTTAACTATTTATTTTATTATTGTTCGAACAAAGACTTACCTGGCTTGAGCGAGCCAACTTTGTTGCTCTTGCCCATATTAGGCTGTTTAGCATTTACTAAAGCGTGTCCGTAGTCACCGTCGTTGCCAACCTTATCTGTGTACTTAGAAACAGCACCACCTGATTGAGGCTTAAGGTTACCTACCTTGTTATTCTTACCCATATCTGGTTCCTTAGCATTTACTCCTGCATGGCCGAGTTCTTCTTCATCTTCATCTTCCATATCATACTCATAATCTTCTTCAGTCTCGGTTTCGGTCTCCATTTCATCTTCACCTTCACCTTCGTCGCCACCTAGAACAGTCATAAGCACGTCATGAAGCTTTTGTGCAGTTTCGCGATCAAGAGTAAAGGTTACTTCATCTCCACCTTCGTCTTCACCACTCTCAATGCCAAGAGCATCAAGTTCAGCAGTGTCGCCCATAGGTTCTTCTTGACCAATAACATTTTCGTAAAGTCTATCAAATATAGATTTTTTGCTCATAAAATTATTTAGGCTTTCTCGTGCAATTTTTCTACTTTCTTGAGGAATTTCTTCTTCATCTTCCTCCTCATTGTCACCTTCAGCGCTATAAGAAAGATCTTTAATATTGTATAGGTTATCTTCTAATTCTTTTTTTGATAGCTTGTTTCTATCAATCTTAGAAGGTACGAATCCGCCCTTTTCATCAGGACCTCCTTTGAGTAAAGGAGCTTCTCCAATCTCACCTTCTTTAACCTTGGACTCCTTTACTATACTACGCTTAATACCATTAAGCATATCACCGTAAATATCACCTAAACTATTTAAGTCTTTCTTTTTTGCTGTAGACATATAATTATTTATACAAATGCCTGCAAACTCTAGCAAAAACGAGTATTATCTTGGTAATCCTAATCTTCCCAATAAACACTGGAAGGGGGAGTATACCAAAGACATGGTACACCATCTTAAGAAGTCAAAGCAAAATCTTCTCCATTTTGCAGAAAACTTTTTCTATATTATTGATCCTGATGCAGGTAAAGTATGCATTGAGCTGTTCCCATATCAAAAGAGATGTCTAAGAACTATTAGAGATAACAGAAAGGCTATTCTACTAGCATCTCGACAGGTAGGTAAAACTACTGTTCTCACAATCTATGCTTTATGGATCGCCTGTTTTAATGATTACCAAAACATTGTTATTGTAGCTAACAAAGAAGCTACAGCTATTGAAATTTTTAGACGTGTGAGATTAGCATACGAAGAGCTACCTAACTGGATTAAGCCTGGTGTAAAAGAGTACGGTAAAACATCTTGCGAATTTGAAAATGGATCTCGTATTAGTATTAGTACAACAACTGGATCTGCAGCTCGTGGTGCCTCTATTAACTGCATTATCATTGACGAGATGGCATTCATTGAACCTGAGTCAATCTTAGAAGATTTCTGGAGATCGGTTTTTCCTACTATCTCGAGATCCAAGAAATCTAAAGTTTTAATAGCTTCCACTCCAAATGGTACAGGCAATCTATTCCACAAGCTTGTCGATGGAGCTGAAAAGGGAGACAATGGGTTCGTGTATGAGCGTGTGATCTGGTCGGAGGTTCCAGGTAGAGATGAGAAGTGGAAGCATGAACAGCTTAGAGCTCTAGGTAGTATGGAATCATTCTTGCAGGAGTATGAATGTCAATTTCTATCACTCGGCGATTCTTCTATTGATGAAGAACTGTTTTACGATTTGTCTCAAAAATGTACAGAACCTAAAATTGTATTAGACGAAGGGCATTACAAAATTTGGGAAGAGCCAGATGCATCTAGAACTTATGTTGCTGGGGTTGACATCTCCGAGGGTGTAGGTATTGATGCTTCTGTTATTCAGATATTTGATATAACCGATCTTAAAGAAATTAAACAAGTAGCTGTATACCATAACAATCAAATACCTCCGCTAGAGTTTACTAATAAACTACACTCCATTTTACGTAATTGGGGATCACCGTTAGCTCTTATTGAGCGTAATAATTGCGGAGCGCAAGTGGTTGATAGACTTGCTTTTGATATAGGTTACGAGAAAGTAGTGTCGTATGGCGCTAAAGTTGCTAATAGAGTAAGACCGCAAATGGGTATGATTGCTCATACTAACACCAAATACAAAGGTGTTATGAATATGAGATACTTTATCAATGAAATGAGAGTAGTTGAATTTAGAGACATTCAAACTCTTAAAGAGCTTAAAGACTTTGTTCGCTACCCTAACGGTGTTTGGAAAGCCAAGGGAGGTTCACATGATGATAGAGTAATGTCGTTAATCTATGCTTTGTATATCTTAGAAAAGGAGCTTACAGAAAGATATTTTGAAATTCTTGAGGTAGACGAACAAGGTAAGCCCTCTGCTATAGCTCCAATGGATTTTGGGATCGCGATGTTTGAGAATCCCACTTCAATCTATCTAGATAATGAAGTAGTAGGATTAAATACAAATAGCATTAACCCTATTGTTTTTGGTGGTAATGGAACAGAACAGATATCAGAAATGGACGGTTTAATAGCAGAAGGATGGTCAATATATGGCACTTAATACACTACAGCAATCTATACTTAACAAGTCAAGAGTTGATAAATTTAAATTGGTTTTTCAACTCCCTAATGCTTTAAAAGAAATTGATAAAAAACTTGAGAGGGGTAATTTTGTAGTTAATCAAGATTCAGTTCAGTTCTCTGTCTACGGTTCTGTAGTGCCTAGAATTACAGTACCTGCAATTGAAATTAGATACGGAGGAAGTACATTATATAATACCTCACATTCCAAAAATTCTTACCCACCTGTAACTGTAAATTTTAAAATTGATAACCAGTATAACAACTACTGGACAGTTTATCAGTGGTTAAATTTATTACATGATCAAACTACTGGTTTGTTTGATGCTAATGATCTAATTGAAGATGATGTATTTAAAGATTATCAAACTGATATTACCATTTATGGTCTTAATGAGTTTGATAAAGAAACTATTGCCTTCAAATACACTAAAGCATTTCCAACAGATTTAACAGAAATTAATTTTAATTATAGAGATGGTGGAGAGATTGAATCTGGCTTTACTTTTGTATATTCACAACTTCATATTTCAGTTTTAAATCCATAATTTTTCCGGAAAGCCATAAATAATTACATGGCTAAACGTACAATACAATCTCCAGGTGTTGAAATTAGAGAGAGGGATTTATCTTTAAGAGTACCAACACCTGCTGGCACAAATGTTTATATTACCGGGTTTTCTGATCAAGGTCCAACTGATGAAGTTGTCGACATTACTTCTATTACAGAATTCGAAAACATCTACGGTACTCCAAGAACACCAGCAGAGAGATACTTCTACCACACAGTAAAATCAACCTTAAATTCTACAGCAAGACTAAAAGTAAATAGACTTCCTTATGGTGGTGGTTCAGGTCAAGGTTTCGGCGCTTTTTATTCAGTTTTAGCATACCCTGTATCAACAGTAGGTAGTTCACAGTTTGAAGCTAACTCTGGTACTTATCTTATAGGTAAGCCAAAACAATTTAATGTTACAGAACAACAATATCTAGACATTGTAAATGGAACTGCATTTAACTGGTCAAATAATGTAGTAACAACATTCAACAGCATAGCTGCTCTTTCATCTGCAGGTATTATTGTTATTAACAAAGCTCAATCAGTTATTGATGGTAAGTTTCAAGGCTACTATATTGGTATCTCAGATAATACCAATATCAACCCATCAAGTGCTTTTGATGCTATCTTAAGCGTACAAACCGTTACACAATCCGCTAATTCAGGTGGTTTACTGAATTATGTAACGGTACCTACAACAAGACTTGACTTCTCATTAACTGCTACTCCAGCATTTGGTAGTAATCCAGCTACTAACTCCATATCACAAATTATGGAAGAGAAGATCACTAACTATGATACTTCTACTAGAGACTTTGATGATACACTTAACTTAGGTATCTTTAAGCTTAGACAATCGGTCTTCTCGAACGATGTTAACAATCTTGACTATCTTTTAGAGGAAGGTTACAATGGATCGATTGGTTATTATAGACAAATTAATAGTGAAGACGGTGGTCAGCCAGTTAACTTCTTCTTAGAAAATGTTGAAAATAACTCACGCAATACAGTAATTCTTGTTAACCCGTATATCTCTGACCTATTCAGTGGTATTAAGTTAAATCCAGATGGTACACCAGCTAAAAAGATAAGAGTTGTTTCTAAACAATTAGAGAACTACTTAACTGATGGTGGTTCAACAGATATAGCTGGTGTTACATTAGCTCAGTTCAATGCTGCTAAAACAACTCTTGGATATGGTGATTCGCTATTCCCTCTAGGTGCTTATGGTGAAACCAAGTTAGATCAAAAGAATGTAGGTAATCTTCCACAGAAAATTACTAGAGCTTTAGAAGGTATCAAAAATGACGAAATTTTCGATATCGATATTATTGCAGAGGGTGGTCTAGGAACTATCTGGACTACAGTATGTGCAACGGGGCAACCATACTTTGATGATACTAAGACAGCTACAGCTATTGAAGCTCTTAGAACTTCTAATGAGTTAGCAAATACCGATGCTAGAACATACTACACTACAATTGCTAATCAGTTCGTAACATTCTGCGGTCCTATTAAGGATGGTGGTAGAGGTGACTGCTTATTCATTGCTGACCCAATCAGACAAATCCTTGTCACTGGTAAGCAATCAAAAGTAATAAACGACCCGTCTAAGAACTTCTCGATTGACATCTACTGGGCTCTTAGACACCAGTTTGAGAATATTAACTCATCTTACGCTACAACATATGCTAACTATATGCAAGTCTATGATGATTATAGCGGTATGTATGTTTATGTTCCACCTTCTGGTTTTGCAGCAGCTAAAATGGCTTCAACAGATTCAGATGTTGGTCCATGGACTGCTCCAGCAGGCTTCAATAGAGGCATTATTACAGATGCGGTAGATCTTGCTATATCTCCTAACCAAAGACAAAGAGATGAACTATACAAGGTAAATCTTAACCCAATCACAAGATTCCCTGATCAAGGTCAGATTATCTTCGGTCAAAAGACTCTACTTAAGAAGCCAAGTGCCTTTGATAGAATTAATGTTCGTAGAAACTTCTTATATCTTGAGAAAGTTACTAAGTCAGTAATGAAGTTCTTCTTATTCGAGAACAACACACTCTTCACAAGAACAAGAGTACTTAACAGACTTGTACCATTCTTCGAGAGAGTTAAAGTTGCTGACGGTCTATATGACTACCTCATTGTTTGCGATGAAAGAAATAATACTCCAGAAGTTATCGATAATAACGAGTTGGTTGTTGACATCTATCTCAAACCAGTTAAGTCTGCAGAATTCATTCTTGTTAACTTCTATGCAACAAGAACTGATACTAACTTCCAAGAGTTAGTGGGAGGCTAATACATCTAACTAAATAATAATATGCCAGTTAATCAAAACATTCAACAGTTCTATAGGCAAGCCGCTGCTAGAGACTTCTCTAGAGATTTCTTATTCAGAGTTACAGAACTCGTACTTCAAGGGGTTAATCCCCTTGGAGACGGGGACCTTGTATACGCTCGTACAGCTGCTCTTCCAGGAAGAAGCATTACTAACGTAGCAGTGCCTTACATGGGGCTTAATATCAATGTTCCAGGTACTGCTACCTATCCTGGTTCAGATTCTTATTCTATAGCATTTTATCTTGATGCTGCTAGTAACTTAAGAAATTATTTTGAAACTGCTTCAAGAACACTATTTGATGATCAGACTTCTACTGGTGGATACGGTACTCCAGGTAGAGAAAGCTATATCTTATTAGAACAACTTGATAAGCAGCTTAACCCTATAGCAGGTGGTAAGTATAAGTTAAATGGTGCTTCTATTAGAGGTATTGAAAATATTGGCTACAATATGGCTGAAGGTACTGGTAATATCGTTCCATTTAACGTAACATTTGCCTACCACTACTATACTGTTGAGGGTTAATAAATAATTACGTGTCCACAGGTCCGTTAAGTGAAAGAATTAACCTCTTAACAGAGGAATGGTCTTCTGACTTACCCTTAAAGTTTTTATGGGCTGTTGATATCTACGGTGTTACACCCGAAAATATTAATGCCATTAATGATAAGTATGAAGTAAGAAGACCCGGGAGAGAGTGGGTTACGCCTAATTCTGCTACACTTGATTACTATACATCTAATAAAATAGGATTTTTATTAGCACAGAATGTAAACTTTCCTCAGGATTCATTTAATGTAAGTAATTCTGGTCCTAACAACGGTGGTTTTTTACCAGGTTATATAGGTGGTGTTAGATCAGGTTACGGTGGGGAGAATAACTTAGGAATTACATTCTTAGAAACTAATATAGACTTTATTGATTATTTTGTTAGACCTTGGATAATCGCAGCCTCTCATAAAGGACTAATAGATGATGGTGATGACGAGACTAATATAAAATGTAAAATAGATGCTTATTATTTTTCTAGAGATGCTTTAAGTTCAACGGTGTCTCCTAGGTTAGCAGATAGAAAGCTTAAACTTCGCAAGCATTTTACTTTTGAAAATTGTGTACCTTTTCAAGTTGAAGGCGACTCCTTGAAATATGATGGAATGGACTATAATGATTTACTGAAAAGAGTTTCATTTGCGTTCACCCACTACTATACCAATGCAATTATCAACCAATGAGTTCACAATACCGATTACTACACCTTCTGGTAAGAGTGTTCGTATTCCAGGTATAAACAATAAACAATATCAAGAGATATTAAAGTTTTGCGCTAATAGAGATTATGAAGGTCTCGAGGCATTATTTCAAAATATAATCTTTAGCAAGATACCTGTTCACTTAGATTGCTTAGATAAGTTTTACATTCTCATAGTAGTTAGAATATTCTTTGTAGATGAGAATATAATGCTTGAAGCAGGTGATAAAGAAGTTACTGTTTCTCTTCATAGAGTACTGCGTAATTTAGATGAGTTAGATATATCTAGTAAGTTTTATAAAGTTGATGATATCACTATAGAACTTGGAATGCCTAGTAGGTTATATTACGCTGATTTAGATGATTATCTTTCTAACATTATTATTTCTATAAGTATAGAGGGTAAAAGTAATATAAACTTCTCTGAGATTACAGAAGACGAAAAAGTAAAGATATTAGAATTTTTACCAAATAAAACTCTTAGTGTTATATATAACCATTTTAATAATCTTGTAGATACGTTTAAAGACTTTACTATAGTAGAAGAAAATAAGGTATTTGATGTAGAGAGATTATCTTTCAATCTTATCTCTTCTAACTTAATAGGCTTTATAGGTTCTATATATGGATTCAATTTAGTTTCATTTTTTGAGATGTTATATGTCTTTGTAAACAAGATGAATTGCGATAGTAATCTTTTTTATTCATTATCACCTATTGATAGTAAAGTACTGTTAAATATGTTTAGAGAAGAAGTTAAAAAACAAAATGATAGTTTAAATCAGAGTGAACATGGATAAATAGCTGTATGAGTGATGTAAGTAGTTTCATTTCAGACCTTAAGAGCGTCTCACAACAAAACACTGTAAAGATTACAGTGCCTTCAATTAACAAAGTAGTAGAGTTTAAATCACTCACAGTAAAGCAACAAAAAGATGCTTTAAAAGCCAGTTTATCTGGACCTCAAGGCACACTATTATTTTTTAATACACTTAACAATATTATTGAGGAAAATAGCCAAGAAAAAATTAACTTTACAATTCAGGACAGAGTTTATATTATAATTCAACTTAGAAACTACTCTCTCGGTGCATCTTATAAGAAGAATGATAAAGTATATGATCTATCTACTTCCTTTAAGGAGCTTACCCCTGTAAAAGGATTAACAGTAAATTATAAAGGTATTGAGGTTACTTTAAGTATTCCCACACTAGCTAAGGACACTACTATCAATAGTAAATGTGTACAAGAAATTAAAAATAAACAAGCAGAGGATATTGCTGATGTAATTGATGTTCTCTATGCTTATGAGATTATTAAGTTTATTAAAGATATTGAACTTAATGAAGTTAAGGTAGATTTTGAAGCTCTTTCCTTCAAGGAGAAAAGATCACTAGTAGATGAACTTCCACTAGCTCTAAACAAAGAGATACTAACAGCTATTACTCAGATTAAATCATATGATGATAACTATCTGCAGATTGATGGTGAAGATCTAGTATTAGATGTAAGTCTTCTGACTAGTGATTAAATAATAATGTGGAAGATAGTCTGGCTAAACCAATAGAACTCTTAAGTAAGCAAATTGCTTTCTTGGGTGAGAAAATTAAAGGTACGCAGAGTATCGTACCTTCTGACGGTGGTAGTAGCTTTAAAGATAAAGAAGTTCTTACGCCTAATCTTACCCCTACGGAGACAAATAGGGAAAAGCAAAAAGCTATAATATTTGGTAAAGCTTTAGGTATTGGTGTTTATACACCGAAAGGTAAATTAGAGGATCTTACTCCAGATGCAATAAAAGCAGTAACAGCATCAGCCACAGTAGCTAAACAGCAAGAAGCTGGTATGGGAATACTTAAACTAATAGGAGGTATTCTTGGAGTAGGTGCTAATCTATTGGCCCTTACCAGCGCATATAAGTTTCTTAGAGAGTGGATACCGAAGATATTTGGTCCAGGTTCAAAGGGCATATTTGATACCCTAGATACATTTTTTCAACCAATAATAGATTTTGTTGATGAAATGAAAAAGCAGTTTATGGATTGGTTCAAAGAGACCTTTCCTAAAACATATAAATTTTTGAATGATACTTTCAATACTGTAAAACAATTTTTCGTAGATGTTAAAGAGAGTGTTAAACAAAATATTAACTGGGTTTTATATGATAAGGATAGTCCGTTATCTGATTCTATGAAAATGTCATTACGAAGATTAAAAATACAGTTTGAAAAATTGTATGATTGGTTTATCGAAGGTGATAGAAGCATGGATAGAAAACCCTGGATAGTAGCGTGGCTAGACGGTTCAAATAGTAAATTTAAAACTCCTATATTTGAATTATGGACAAATATTACAGACAATCTAAAAATAATAACTGATAATCTTGTAATGATGGTTACTCGACCTAAAGATTATGCATATAACTTATTAATGTACGGTAAAGGCATGCCTACAGCTGATGAAATGGCTGCTGAAAGAGCTAAACCTATTGCTCCATCGCGTGGATCTAAAGTTGATGTAGCTATGAATATGGTCCCAGGTGGTACCTTTACTTTACAAGCTCTAAGATTTTATGATTGGTTAAAATCCGATGATATACCAGCAAGAAATTTACTTATGAATCAAACCCGGTCATATCAAAATAGAATGCTTGAACTACAGTCAGGTAAATTAAAAAATAGTAAACGCGAAGTGCCTGCGTTTTATGAAAATTATAAAGGACCATACAACGATGCTGTCTTTAAAAATGGTAAAGTTTATGGTATTAGTAATGATGACGACATTATGGCTCTTAAATCAGGAGGTCCTCTAGATCGCATTTTTAAGAAGCAAGATAATATGATGGTATCGTATTCTAGATCACTTCTAGAAGCTACTATGAGACAAATTGAATTATTAGCGAAGATCGAAACCAACACCGCGATGTCTAATCAATTTCTTAGCAAGCAAAAACCTACAATTGTTCAGACAGGAGGTAACGACTCTAGTAAGCAGAGAATTTTTAATAGAAAAGCTTACGATGTAGATACAACACCATTATTTGATTACAAACTTTTAGCTTAATTATATGCCAGGACCATACTACGCATCTGTAACAGAACAATCTACTACACCATTATATAAAATAGGTGCAGTAGAAAAAGCATACGTATCCAACACGGATGATGTTGTTAAGCTTATACCACGGGGATATATTGATGTTAGAAGAGATTTTTCTTGGACAGTATCACCTAAAAATCAAATCTTAGATAAAATACCTGCTGTATATCTAGTAGAAAGAGAGCAACTTCAAAACTCTCTCATATCTTCAGCATTATATTACGTAAATGCTATTATATCATCATCCTGGTTAGATGATAGTATAGATGAAGTTTTAGATAAGATTACATCTTTATTAGCTAAGTTTGATCAATGCGCTGATACTTCAAATAAAAACGCTAAGCAAAAATTTAACGATTTTAAAAACAATATTAGAAAAATAGCAGCTACATCTAACGACCAAGCAATACTAGGTGATAGGTTAAAGTCGTATATAGGTATATACTATACACAACCAACAGGATTCAAATACGTATTACCGTATCTTGATAATTCATTTATAAAACAAAGCAATTCATTTGGAAGTTCGCAACAAAATAGACCTTTGTTTTCTAATTTAATTACAGATACTATGATAGGAGCTGCAGATACCATAGCATCTGGCATTAACTTTTTTACTCCTGGTACATATATTGAAAAACCTAAATATTTCCAATATCCTGAAGATGGCGATACTTTTGATATATCTTTTCCTCTTTTAAATACCTTTACAAGTAATAATTACTTACCATATGTTCAAAACTATGAACTATTATGGATATTATCCTATCAAAATAAACCTTACAGAACTTCATTCTCGCGTATTTTACCTCCTAAATTATATTCAATTTACATTCCGGGGGTAAAATATATACCGTACGCATATATCAATAATATGTCAGTTGATTTTGTTGGAACCAAAAGATTACTAGATGTAACTCTACCTACCGGTCAGACAGTAAAAGCACCTATTCCAGAAGCATATCAAGTATCCCTTACAGTAAAAAGCTTACTAGCTGATACAGGTAATGCAATGGTAGATAATGGGTTCACCTCATCAGTTATACAAACCTCAGTAATATGATAGATTACGGAAATTTACAAAATAATATTTCAGAACTACCTTCGCTAGATCTAGAAAGGTATGAAAGTATATTTAAAGTCTATCAAGTTGAAAAAACTTCAGATAACTTTTATTACTATTATAATATACTTAAAAAGGTAATTATACCTGAAACCATAGATAAATCTTTGTTGGGGTCTTTTGATTTAAATAGAGATTTACCTTGGACTACTCTATCATATAAATTATACGGTACGCAGTTTTTATGGTGGTTAATTTTCTTAATTAATAAGCCAGAAAATATCTTTTATGCAAAAGCAGGTATAGAGGTAAAATATATATTACCACAGTATGTAGAAAATGTCTTAAACAGTATATCTAAGCAAGTTAACCTATGAGTAACAACATTGTAACTATCAATAACAGCACGTATGAGTTTAATGTTTACATGGGTAATAGAAAAGCGTGTAAATCTTGTGTACTACCAATTACAAAAGGTAGTATAGAATATCTTGAGATAGAAGATAACTTATCATTTCCAGGGGTTCAAGGTGTCATTAGTATATCTAACTTTGATGGCATACTACAAAAGTTAAATATTTTTGATATAAACACGGGTATTAATGTTATAGGTTTTGATATTACTAATAAAGACTTTCTAGCTTTTAACTCTAGACCTCAAAAATTATCTTTTCAAGCTATTTTAAGTCAAGCGGGTG